GGGTTGGAATATTGATTTCTTTGATGTAACTTACCTATATAATAGATTGGATGTTTTATTTGGTAAAGCTACCGCTAATAGATTATCACCAATAGGAAAAGTTCATTGGAACAAATACAGAAAACGTTATATTATAGCAGGTGTATCTGCGTTAGACTATATAGCATTATTCAAAAACTTTACATATACCGAATATCCAAATTATCGGCTGGATACCATCGCAAGATTAGAATTGGGTAGAGGTAAGATTGAATATGAAGGTAATTTAGACCAATTATTTAGAGATGATATTGAAAAGTTCATTGAATATAACCTAGTGGATGTTGAATTGGTTGTTGATATGGATAAAAAGTTGCAGTTCATTGAACTAGCACAGGCAATTTGTCACGCCGGACATGTATTTTATGAAGATTTTCTGTTTTCATCGAAATGGTTAGAAGGGGCAATATTAACATTTCTTAGACGGAATGGTAAGATTGCTCCAAATAAACCTAAACGTAGAAATTCTGAATACGAAACTAATACTAAATTTACAGGTGCTTATGTAAAACAACCAAAACCCGGTCTTTACAAATGGGTATATGATTTGGATTTAACATCCCTATACCCATCAATTATTATGAGTATAAACATATCACCTGAAACTAAGGTTGGTAAAGTTCGTGGATATTCAGCAGAAGCACATATGCGTGGGCAAATGCAAAGTTATGATATAACTGATGTATCCGGCAAACAGTACCCACCGATGGATAATTCTACATTTTTGGATTTTTTAGATAAAATGAATCTAAGTATAGCATCTAATGGTGTGATGTATAGTAAATCACAAGTTGGTGTAATACCTGAAATCTTAAATGTATGGTTTGATAAGAGGGTTGATTATAAAAATCTAATGAAAAAACATGGTAAGGCTGGTGATGATGCTTTATACAAATTTTACCATCAACGACAGTTAGTTCAAAAGATTATGTTGAATTCGTTATATGGTGTATTAGGATTACCCGCTTTCAGATTTTATGATATAGATAATGCAGAAGCAACAACCTTAACCGGTCAAACAGTAATTAAAACTACTGAAATGATTGCTAATAAATATTATGTTGATAATATAGGTAAATCTGCGGATTACAATGTATATACTGATACTGATTCAGTATTTTATGAGGCAGCACCGCTAGTAAAATCAAGAAATCCAAATATAAATGTGGATTCAGATGAAGAAATGATACCTGCTATTTTATCTGTAGCTAAGGAAGTACAAGACCATTTAAATGTTAGTTATGATTTCATGTCTAAAAAGTTGTTTAATGTTGAAAATCATCGATTTGATATTAAGCAAGAAACAATAGCAAAAAGTGGTTTTTGGGTATCGAAAAAAAGATATGCTCAATGGATTATTAATGATAATAGTGTTAATTGTGATAAATTAGATGTAAAGGGGTTAGATGTAAAACGTAGTTCGTTTCCAACTTATTTCAAAGAAGTTATGTCTACTGTATTAATGGATATACTCAAAGATACAAATAAAAATACAATTGATGAGTATATTCTTAAAAAACGTGATGATATGAAAATTACAAATTTCATTGATATTGCAAAAAACTCAGCAGTAAAGCATATGAGTAAATATACATTTAACAATCAAGCGTTAGGGCAGTTTATGAAAGGAACACCGGCACATGTTAAAGCAGCACTTACTTACAATCAGTTATTAAAGTATTTCAACGCCGCATACAAATACGAACCAATGAAAGATGGTGATAAGATTAAATGGGTATATTTGAAATCCAATCCATTAGGTTTAGAATCTGTCGGATTGACAGGATATAATGACCCCAAAGAAATTTTGGATGTTGTGGAAGAACATATAGATTATGATTTGATATGGGAAAAGGAGTTGGAAAATAAGTTGGATGATTTTTATAAAGCTATGGGTTGGGATAACCCAAACCCTAATTTAAATAAAGCATCACAATTTTTTGGATTTTAAATAAAAAATTAGTATATTAGATAACAATTTATAATTAACAAAATTAAACATTATGCAAAAACAAAGTATTGAAAATTTCATCGGTAGATACAGTCTTGGTGGTGAGATTGAATCTGTAAAAATTGAATCGGATGATACATCTATGAATGTAAGTTTTATTTCGGATGATAAAACCTTATTAGGTACGGTATCAGCTGATAACGGTAATTTTCCAAATGGTGAATTTGGGATATATACAACATCACAACTTAAATCGTTACTATCGGTATTGGAATCAAATGTTAACATCAATTCAGCTGATGCTTATATTAAGTTTTCTGATAAGAACACTTCAGTAAATTATATGTTAGCTGATTTATCGGTTATACCCGCAGTACCACCTTTAAAGCAATTGCCTGAATTTGAAGTGGAAATAACTTTAGATGGTGATTTTGTATCAAAATTCATAAAAGCAAAATCAGCACTTAATGAATCTGATACATTTACATTTGAATGTAAGGATGGTAATGGTAAAATCATATTAGGTTATAGTACGTTAAACACTAACAGAATATCAATCAATGTTGAATGTAAGTGTGATGGTGATATTCAACCAATATCGTTTTCAGCCAGATATCTAAAAGAAATATTATCTTCTAATAGAGGTGCAAAATCAGCAAACCTTAAAATTTCATCAAAGGGGCTGGCTTATATTAGTTTCAAAACTGATGAAATCGAAAGTGAATATTATTTAGTAGAATTAAAATAGGAACGTATGAGTTTTTGGGATATTGGTTCAGAAAAAGTAGAATTTGATTTTGAAAAGCAGAAATCAGATTTGATTGATAATTTAAATTACTTAAATTCAATGACTGTTGAAGAACAAACACTATATAAGAAGTGGGTGGAACTGCAAGAGCCGGCAATCATATCAAAAAAATCAGAAATATCTGCACTTTATGATACTCAATGGAATCCGACTGATATCAATAATTTGGAGCAGACGATATCTGAAATCCAAAGTATCGAACCTTATGTTGAAATAATTGATGGTGGTGTTGAATCAACAAAATGGACATATATTCGAAAAATGATTCATACAATGAGTTTTACAGCTAATCCAGGTCGTAATGTTAAAATCAATGTTAAGGATAGAAAGACCGGTAAGTTATTAGGTCAAATATCCTTAGCATCTGATGTAACATCATTAGGTGTAAGGGATAAGTATATTGGGTGGACTAAAGATGATAAATTTAAAAAAGGTAAACTCAATCATACAACCATAGCATCTACTATAGTATGTACACAACCACTTGGTTATAATTTTTTAGGTGGTAAGTTGATAGCTATGATGGCTACAGCACCAACCATTCGGGATTATTGGAAGAAAAAATATGGTCAAACGTTAATAGCAGTGGGTACTACATCTTTGTATGGAATACATTCACAATATAATGGAATACCACACTATAAAACACTAGGAGAATCAGCTGGAAAGATTTCTTTGAAACCAGATGATAAGTTCTATGACCCTTGGCATCAATGGTTGAAAGAAAACCGAGCTGATTGGTATACTAAAGCAATTACTAATGAACGAATTAGAAATGGTAAATCTATGGGAACTGGTAAAGGCGCTAGTGGTCCTGTTAGTGGTATTAAACAAAAAATAATAAGTAGGATATTCAAAGAATGTGGTATCAAACAAACACAATATCATCATGGATTTAAAAGAGGTGTATATCTCGCTATGATGTATGACAATGGTTGTGATTTTTTAAGAGATGATATACCTGAATCTGATTTGGTTATGAAGAAAAAGTTTGTTGATGGTGTAGATAATATAAGTAAGTGGTGGAAGAAAAAAGCAATAAGAAGATATACCAAATTACATTCAGAAAATAGATTAAAACCTGAGCATTTATATTATGTTGATGCAATAGGTATGAGTTGGGAACAAATGAAAAATAATTATTTAAAAGAAGTTGGAAGATGATACAAACAAAAGAAAATACATTATGGGTTGAATCCTATAGACCTGATAAATTAGATGGTTATGTTGGGAATGAATCTCTTGTAGAAAAAGTTAAAATTTACATTGAAAATGAAGATGTACCACATTTATTATTGTACGGACAGGCTGGTACGGGTAAAACCACATTAGCAAAAATCATAACCAATCAGATTGATTGTGATGTTATGTATATAAACGCATCCGATGAAAATAACGTTGATACGGTAAGAGATAAGATTAGGGGGTTTGCATCATCAATGGGATTTCGTAAATGGAAAGTTATTATTTTGGATGAATCTGATTATCTTACGCCAAATGCTCAAGCAGCATTACGTAATTTGATGGAAACATTTTCTAAGACTACACGATTTATATTAACTTGTAATTACGTAGAAAAGATAATAGACCCAATTCAAAGTAGGTGTCAGACGTTTTCAATTACACCACCATCTAAGAAAGAAGTTGCAATTAGATTGAAAGAAATTTTAGATACTGAAGGTGTATCATATGAAATATCTGATTTGGCAATCTTAGTGAATAGTGGGTATCCTGATATTCGTAGGGTATTGAATGCAGCACAGAGGCAAGTTGTTGGTAGTGTTTTGAAAATTGATAAAACATCAACAATCCAAGCAAACTATATGGATGATGTATTAAAAGTTTTAAAATCTAATGGTTCTGTAAAAGAACTATTCATAAAGATTAGACAGGTAATAGCTGATTCTAAAGTAAGAGATTTTACACCATTTTACAGATTTATGTATGATAACATTGATGATTATGCTAATGGTAGAGTTGGTAATACTATACTTAAATTAGCAGAATATCAATACAAAGATACTTCTGTAGTTGATAAGGAAATCAACATAATGGCAATGATATTGGAAATTTTAATTGATATAAAAAGGTAAACTATGAGCAAAAAAGGAAAAGTGTTAGGTCAAACACAACAACCAAAATTACAAATTGACCCATCGAAGTTAGATACGATTGAATGTGAAAATTGTAGTTCTATATTCTTTACAGAAGTTACAATGTTTAAAGAAGTACCCGCTATCCAATCACCAAGCGGGCAGAAATCAATATTACCAATTCCCGTTGTTAGATGTGTTGACTGTGGGCATGTATCCGAACGATTTTTACCAAAAGAAATGTTACCATAATGGCTAAAAAACAAAGTTTAAAAGCAAAGACGTTATTCCAACACCTAAGTGGTATTAAAGAAAAAAAAGTAAGTTGGGACTCACTTTCACAAATGGATAAAAAATCATTTACACCATTTATGATTAATAGATGGTTAAGTATGAATATGGATTTATTACCAATTGTTAACGAACTACAAAAATATACAATAGGTACATTATCACCAAAGGAAGTTTATAATCTATACTTGGATTTTCTACCAAAGAAAAAAACATTTGATAAATACATCAAAGGTAAAAAGGAAGGTAAGTATAACAAGCAGTTATTAACATACTTATCAAATTGGTATAGTGTATCACAAAGGGAAGTGATGGATTATCTTGAAATTTTATCAAAGGATGATGTTATAGATATATTAACTAAATATGGTATGACTACCAAAGAAGCTAAAAAACTAATGAAATGAAAAAAGAACTATATGATATGTTAATGACATCAGCACAAGCTGATAAACAAAAAGCTTTATTAAGTTTGGATTTACTATCAAATCACTCGGTTGGTATTGGTGACCACTCTACAACTGACTTTTATAACGAAGCTGAAGCTGCATTACAAATGTTAGTAGATTCTGATGATAGAATTGAAACTTTAGAAAAGTATTTTAGTAAAAAATCAAAAAGGCAGATAAATGGATAA